CAAGGGATTAAACTGGAACAGAGGAGGTTGGATGTCAGCTATGACACTACCCCGAAGCTTGACCTGCAGTTCCTCAGTCATAAAGACTGTGAACTGATAAGCAGGACCGGCGTAAGAGTAGGTCTTAGTGGACGGAGTAAATTCATTTGCTCCAGCCCGCTGTTTGAAACGCGTCTGTTCTCTCCCAACTTTGGAAAGAGCGTTCTGTATGTCGACAATGTCGAAATACAGTATTCTCCAACCATAACGATATTCTAACCAAAACTCCGCAAGAGCATCTGACATTGAAAAGATTTTTTCCTTTCTTTGCCAGAAATCTCCGGAAAGCTTGAGCAATTCCCAGAAGACGAATCGTGGCTTGTTTAAACATTGCCACAGTCTTATGGAGCTCGCTCAAGAAAGTTAGAGCATCAAAGTTTTGAGAATATATGGCAGAAGCGGCAGATTGCACATAACGGGTAGTATCCTTACTACCGGCTAGTGCATCAAACCACGTCTTGTCAATATTCCAAGGAGTCAGACTAATTGGATGTGACCAGTTAGAATCAGTTTTCCAGTTATAGGGGACTGAAGGCTGTCTATAATGAAGACGGCCGGTCCAACTAACACTGTACTTTAACTGATTCCACGGAGTAAACGGTATCAATTTACCTAACCGCTTCAGTTTATGATATCCTTCGACATCATATCCTTGGCGGAAGGAAATATTCCTAGCAATAGTCGGCGTACCACTTGCAATCGTGGTAGTCGAGTTGTCAGGATTGATCCTATAATGTAATTCGCTACCAGTTACGGCAGCGTCTACATTAACTCCAGGTCGCGCTTTTATGCTCATCCAAATAAAACCTCAGGATAAAGAATCGCGTACTCACTCCGTCAGGTAAACCTGAAATTGTGAGGATACGCTCATGATTAACAAATAAGAACTTAAGTCAACAACAACTTAAGGTATTTGTATTAACGGTTAATCCCGCACACTAACTTATGAATAGAGGTTAGTGTTCATGAGCGCAAAACGATTCAGTTCCGGCCTTCCGTGAAAGCCGAAGTACGGAGCTCCAAAATGAAGATGACGCCTTTACAGGTCATCATTGACGCCCCCGAAATGGGGGC